GTACCGTCGAGCCAGACCTCGCACTTGCTGCCCCATGCAGAGTCGGAGCCGCGCTCAGTCTTGAACTCGGTACGCTTGGCATACGCATGCCACTCCTTGCCTGTCATACGCAGTTGCCTGTCGGTGTTGTAGTCCCACCCGTACAACTTGGTGCGTGGTGGCAGTTGCATGGTCTTGGTCATACCTCGTCCTCCTAGTTTTCCTAACACCTGTTAGGTTTTAGATTGGCCACACATACGGCAGGTCGGGCGTCTCTGTCCACCCATACTGCCCGTAGAACACCGGGTCTTTGCGCAGCAGGTTGCTGCGGTGCGACGCATGCACGGACTCATCGCCCAACCATGCAGGTGGACGCGGGTCTACGCCCACACTCTCACACAGGTCTATCACATGGTCAAAGAATGGCTCCATCGAGTCGTTGTACCCACGCCGCTGCCACTCGCGGCACATGGCACGCCCGTAGATGGCCAACTCCATCTTGTGTCCACGCCACATCCTCGTCGCCGGGTGATTCACCCACCCACCGCTCGTCTTGCCCATGGCAAGCAAAATCTGCTTGGTCTCCACGCGCTGCTTGCCGAGCCTGCGATAGTCCAGTAACCGTGCGGATGCGTTGTAGTCCGGGTCTGGTAGAAAAGTTTGCATCGTCAATCCTCCTTCAACCTTCTTCAGCCTTTCAGGGAGCCCATGCGGGCGCAGGTTGCTGCACCTCGATAGCCAAGCCAATACCGGCGATATCACGCAGGTTCTGGGCATCAAATGTCTTCTGCTTCATGAGCGTGGCAAGCCGTTCCGCCGTGTCGTTCACCGGGTAGAACTTGATGTTGCCGTACACATTGCGCTGCTCTACTTGAATCACCATCACACCTCCTCCCCACAGTTTCATGCCTTGTCCTCCTAGTTTTCCTAACAGTTGTCAGATTTCACGCCGCACGGCGGCGCACATTGGTCATCACGGCAAAGCCACCGTGAGCCGGGATATAAATCGACCCACGCCGTCCATCCGCGCCTCCACAGGCAAGGCACTGCGCACAGGTCAACTTCTTGCCTGCTTCGGCTGATGCCGGGCAAAATGATTCGCCCTTGAGCATTGGGTCTTTAGCCGCGTCAAGTGACACTCGGAAGGTGCGCCACCCCATCGCTTGGGCTTGAGCCGCATCCTCTGCCGTGTCCGCCGATGCCATGCACAGGGTCTTGAGGTAGGCGAAACGAGGGTCTCGCCACTGATGCGTGTATCCGGTATGCCCAGAGGCATCGCGAGTGATGGCCTCCCATACATGAGCCGGGGCTGCGGCAGGGTCGCCGTAGGTGCCAAGTCGGACAAAGGGTAGCGTCGTGCCGGTAAGGTACCCATCCCAGAGTGGGTATACCCCACGCTTGTAGGCCTTCCAGACAGCCAAGGCACCCTGTCCCACATTGACATAGCAGGTGCGCCCGATGTTCTTGGGTTGGCCGTCAATGGTCGTCGTGGTACCACGATGCGGGCAATCGCCGCATATAGATGCGTCGTCGCCGGTCTTGATGGCATCCGTCGGGGCAATGTCCTGCCGCAGGATGTAGGTCTGAATCATCGCACCCGTCTTGCGATTGGTGCTGCGTGACTCGAACCCTGTCGCGATGACCACGATAGGCGCACCGTCAAGCAGTGATGCACCCTCATAGATGATGTATCCGTTAGCCATGCCTTGTTCTCCTAGTTTTTCCTAACACCTGTTAGGAATTCGGGGTTGCCTTGTCTACACGCGTGGTGCGCGGACGAGCCGTACCACCACAATACAAGTATAGCAAAAGTATCCTGTCAAGTCAAGCAGAACGGCGTAGAATTTCGGGAGTATAGAGGACGATGCGTGGGCGTAGAAAAACGAGAGTATAGAGAACGGGACATAGGGGTAGCGTAGAAAAACGAGAGTATAGAGAACGATTTTCCTAACGAAAGTTAGGTTTTATTTCGCCCTTTTGTTCTATTTGTTCCGTTTGTTCTAAAAATCGAAGTTTTATTGATAACGCAATTTAGCGTCGTTAGTTATGAAATGGCGTGGAAAGCCAATTGGCGTAAGTGCTTGTTATCTATCTATTTATTTATTTAGTTAGTTATAGATAGAGAAAGAAAGTTACAGAAAAAAATATCGTTTGTACCGTGTTCTTGCGAAAACCAAATAGTATACGGAACCTAAAATGCAGAAGTTGGAACACTGCGCGTGGAACAGTTTTGTTCTGGGTTTTCTGCCGCGCCGGGGGAAGTCGTACACTGCCAAAAACGCAAGAACACGGAACAAGTTAGATATTGCATAAAACTGTCCATTACAAGTGCTTGATAAACCTCGAGTTTATTTTTCGAAGTTACGATATAAGCCAGAAATCTTGTTCCGCAATATAACTTCCAAAAGTAGAACAAAACCCCACTTCTAGAACAATCGCGTATCCCATTGATAATCCTCGAGTTTCATCTCGAGCGCGGTTAGTCGGTTTATGCACGGTTTTATGCATGGTCGGCGTGGCCCATTTGGCGTGGGGCGTAGACCTTTTAAAGTGGGAACTGGTCTCCGTAGAACTGGTATCGCGTAACTGGCGTCGCACCGCGAAAATGGCGAGGGGTCGACGCGGAGCGCAGAAACGACAAAGCCCCCGCATGGATTGCCATGCGGGGGCCGGTGGGAACGGGATAGGCTAGGGCGGCTCACGCCGCCCCGCCGTTAGGTTACGCCGCCTGCTTGGCGCGTGCCGCAACCCGCTTGGTGGCCGCCTGCGCTGCCTTGATGAGCGCCGCCAGACCGTTGGCGGCTTCGGCGCAATCCTCACCGGCTGCTTTCCGGTCGATGGTCTGGATAAGCATCGCCCACGACACGGCATGCGCTAGCGTCTCCGGAGTCATCGGGACAACCTCGCCGCCCTCGCCCTCGCCCTCGCCCTCGCCCTCGCCCTTGCTACCCTTGGTCTTGCCCGCGCTAGGCGTAGCCTCGCCCTTCGGAAACGCGCCGATGACATGCCGGTTGAACATGGTATCGACATACCCGGCGACCCGGTCGGCGACCCGGTCGTACACCTCGCGCTCGCCCGCGCTCATGGCCTTGTAGGCCGCGCTCGTCTTGCCCATCTCCCACGCCGCCACCGCGCCGACCTCGCCCTCGCCCGCGCTGATGTTGGCTTGGTAGTAGAGCGCCGCGCCGCGCTTGAATGCGTCCCGCAGCGACTTGAACTCCGGGCTCTTCCGCGCCTCCGCCGTGATGGGCTCGTCGGCCTTGATACCCGGCAGCGCGTGGAAGGCCGGGAGAATCGTCGCCCGAACATGGTCACCGATGCTTTCCTCCGCTTTCTTTGCCAGTCCGCACAGCGTCATAACATCGTGCAGGAATCCCGTTTCCGGCAGCGTCGGCGTAGCAGCGACGGCGGCAGCCATCCCGGCGAGAGCGGCGGCCTTCTTAGCGTCGTTCGTTTTCTTTGACATGGTGTCGTCTCCGTTAGGTTGTTGGCGTCGACTCGTTGCCGACGAATCGAACTATACGCCCTCATCGTAGCCAATGCAAGTATTCCTTTCGCCCTGGTCGATGCGTCGCCCCGTCCCGGTTTTTCTAACAGCCGTTAGGATTCTCGCCACGCTCGCCGTGTCCGCCATGCTCGCCGGGTCGGCATCGCTCACCGGGTCGGCATCGCTCACCGGGTCGGCATCGCTCACCGGGTCGGCATCGCTCACCGTGTCCGCCATGACATAGAGCGCGATCTATAGCAGCGCGGCATCGACCCCTCAAAGTCCCCCCTCGCCGACCCCACCGTACCCGGCCCCCTCGCGCACAGTTAGGAGTCCCGCGCTCGCATACACTCTCGAATTCACACAAATAATCTTCGTTTTTTCCCGGTTCGACCCCCACCCCCTTGTTTATAGAAGTACCCCCTTGTTTTATCTGGTTCCATCCAAGCACTTCCTTGACCGCTATATATGAGTTGTGTACAGTCCGCGAAACGTAGACGCGGGTAACACCGGGCTTCTAACGCATGCTTTTTCCTGAAATCGACGAAAACATACCGCTCCCCGCAAACGCGGCTGAGGCGTTGCCGGACCTGTCTCCGCAAGAAGAGCTCAATGCCCGAGCGCGGACGATCAAGTTTCTCTCGGACATTACTGGGACTCCCATTGTCCCAAACCAGCACGACATCGAAGCGGCCAAACAATTGGCCACGCAGATGATGTCTGACCCGCAAAAGCGGATCGATTACAGCAAGTACCCGAACGAAATGATGGCGTACCTCGCTGGCATGGTCGCTCAGACCAACTGCGCCCTCGTGGATGACCTGTCTGAGTTGAAGATGTACGTGATCAACAAGCTTGTCCACGAGATCGAGCATGCAAAGGACAGCCGGTCGCGCATCCAAGCCGTGACCAAGCTCGGCGAAGTGGACGGCGTAGACGCTTTCAAGAAGCGAAGCGAGGTCACGCACGTGGTCAAGCCCATCGAGGAAGTCGAGAAGGAGCTCATGTCGGTGCTTGAGGGTATCGAGTACCGCGTTGTAGGCGAGAAAAGTGCTGCAACTGACGCCTGAAAACCTTGAAAAGCTGAAAAGCGCCCTGCCGACGATGCCGGAGAAGGAAAAACGGCGTGTTGCGGAGCTCTTGAAGCAGTACCAGACCCAGATCACGCAGAAATTGGGCAAGGACTCCTTCCTTGACTACATCCAGCACGTGTATCCGGGCTACAAAGTGGGTCCGCACCACCACAAACTGGCCAAGATATTCGAGGACATAGAGGCAGGCAAGAAGAAGCGGGTCATCGTCAACATCGCCCCGCGTCATGGCAAGTCGGAGATGATCTCGTACCTAGCACCTGCTTGGTTCCTAGGCAAAAACCCGCAGAAGAAGGTCATCATGGCGTCCCACACTGCCGATTTGGCGGTGAACTTCGGTCGTCGGGTGCGAAATCTGGTCGGAAGCGAGCGTAACCATGACATTTTTCCGCAGGTTGAGCTTCAAGCGGACAGCAAGTCTGCTTCTCGATGGGGTACTAATTTTAACGGTGAGTACTTTGCTATTGGCGTTGGCGGTGCCCTTGCTGGTCGAGGCGCTGATCTGTTCATTATTGATGATCCCCACTCAGAACAGGAAGCTAAGCAGGGTCGTGCGGACGTATTTGAACCAGCATGGGAGTGGTTTCAGTCCGGTCCAGTCCAACGACTGATGCCGGGCGGCTCGATCATCGTGGTGATGACTCGGTGGTCTAAGATGGACCTGACGGGCAGGATCATCGATCACATGACGAAGAACGAGGATGCTGATCAGTGGGAAGTCATTGAGTTCCCGGCGATCCTGAACGAAAAACCGCTCTGGCCTGAGTTCTGGGGCATCGATGAGTTGCTGGCCAAGAAAGCCTCGATGGACGTGCGGTACTGGCAGGCCCAGTACATGCAGCAGCCGACATCGGAGGAAGGAGCCCTCATCAAGCGTGAGTGGTGGCAGGTCTGGGACAAGGAGACCCCACCCCAGTGCGAGCACATCATCATGGCGCTCGACGCTGCACAAGAGAAGTCTAACCGGTCGGACTTTAATGCCCTCCTGACTTGGGGCGTCTTCTTCAACGAGGAGACTAGCAACTACAACATCATCCTGCTGAACGCCATCAAGGAGCGCCTTGAGTTCCCCGAGCTCAAGCAGCGGGTGCTGGAGGAATACAAGGATTGGGACCCGGACACCTTCATCGTCGAGAAGAAGTCGAACGGTGCGGCGCTCTATCAGGAGATGCGCCGGATGGGGGTGCCCCTCAGCGAGTTCACGCCGGGCAGGGGGCAAGACAAGATAAGTAGAGTAAACGCCGTATCTGACCTTTTTTCTTCAGGTATAGTCTGGGTACCAGACAGGCGCTGGGCTTGGGAGGTGGTCGAGGAGTGCAACGACTTCCCATCCGGCACACATGATGACTTGGTGGACGCGACGACTTTGGCACTCTTGAGGTTCAGGCAGGGCGGGTTCATACGCCTGCCGACAGATGAGCCCGAGCCGACCAAGTGGTTCAAGAGCCACAGACGCGAAGCGTATTACTAGGAGATTTTAGATGGC